ACGGGACGGGCGCGGGGAATAATGCAGTTGCCTCCGCGGGCGGTACAGGACGCGCCAATGGGGGCGATGGCGGAGCGGGCCGCTCCGGTACCACGGGCGCAGGCTTACCGGGCGTCATTCCCGGCGGTGGGGGTGGGGGCGCGATGCGCACCACCTCGGGAACGAGCCTGGCGGGCAGCGGCGCGGATGGTCAGATCGTTCTCACCTTCGCCTCGAGCGGGCAAGCGGACCTTCAGTTTGGTCAAAGTGGCACGCTCACAGGAGCCGGTGCACTCGCGGGCACCTCAGCACTCGTCTTCGGTCAGACCGGTGCGGTCACCGGATCTGGAGCGTTAGCAGGCTCGAGCGCTCTGATCTTCGGTCAAACTGGCGCCATAGCGGGGGCCGGGGCGCTCACCGGCTCATCCGCCCTCGTCTTTGGCGCCAGTGGTACGGCCGACTCGGGCGCGATCAGCGGCACGAGTGCGATCACGTTCGCCGCTTCCGGAACGCTCACCGCCACCGGTACGTTGGCCGGCAGTGCGGCCATGCTGTTCGATGCCTTCGGGACGCTCGACCCACTTACAACGACTCAGCCGGGCCCGGTCGATAGCCCCCGCAGCGCGGAAGGATGGTACCGGCGCAAGCGCAAGAAAAAGCTGATCCAGCTAGCTACTGAGTCAGTCTTTATCTCGCCGGCCGAGACGCTGCCGCAAGCGGTCATCGACACGGTTCCCGATTTCACGAGCCTTGCCCAAAGAGTGGGCGAAGCGCCCGCAGCCTTAAGTGCGCGGATCGACCGGGAAATCGAATATCTAATGCGTGAACAGGCAGAACGAGACGATGAGGAAGCTCTCGTACTCATTCTGACCTCACTGGAGGACTAGCCATGCTCAAGCTCATCCGAGCAGGGATCATCTCATTCGCATTCCTGAGCCCGATTGCCTTAGCGCAAGCTCCGTTTGCGATCACCAACACATCCACCGTCAACATAGCGGCGACCACGAGTTCGGGGAGTGTGGCGTTACCCTCGGGAATACCGGCACGAAGCTTGCGCATATTCAACAACGCAGGCGCGGTGGCGTTCATCGCATTCGGTGGGTCGAGCATTACAGCCGACACTTCGACCAGCGTCCCTATTGCGGTGGGCGCGGTGGAGGTCTTGAGCATTCCGCCCGAGGCCACCTATGTGGCGGCGATTCTCGCATCCGGTACAGGCACGGTCTATTTCACCGTAGGGTTTGGTGTCTAATGCGCTGGCTCATCTTGATGCTGTTTCCCATCATTGGGAGCGCAGCAATTCATTCCGGCCCCGCGCCCTCAACCACAGCCCAATTGCCTGCAATCGCGGACGGCACCCTCCTCGGCAACACCAGCGGGGGGACGGCGGCGCCGAGTGCGATTACAGCGTTGCCATCGGGTGTTTTGCTTCCGCCGCAAGCCGCATTCACGCAGCTGGGCAATGCGACTTCCGCGTCTGCCGCTCCCACTGCGCTGCCCATCGTCAACTATGTCTGCGCGAACAGCGGCGATGACGTGGGCATCAATGCAGCGCTCGCGACGGGCAAAGCCGTGCACGTCATGGGAACGTGCTCGATTACCCAGCAGATTAACGTGTCGAGCGGCCAGTGCCTTTACGGGGATGGCGATCATAAGACCAAGCTAGTCGCAGGCTCAGGATTCGCACCTTCAGCCACCGGCCTGATCGTCCTCACCGGTTCAGAGCTGAATGCGCCATGCGTCCATGATCTGATAGTTTTGGGTGTCCAGCCCACGGGTTTTTCGACCACTGCGAGCGCAGATCAAGCCTCTGGCACGACAATCCAAGTTGCCTCAGCGGCCAATATGTCGGTCGGCAATTACGTTCAAGACACGACCGTCACGACGGCTATCCCGCTGCAGACGACGATCACGAACATCGCCGGCACCACACTGACACTGTCCGCCACCGTCACGGGGCTTCTCACTGGCGATACGATCATCGTTAATCCCAGTCGCACCAATTATGTGGCGCTGGGAACGTGCAATTCGACCTATACCGGCTGTCAGTACCCACCCGGCATTTACGCGGTAGGAGCAGGTCGCCTTCGGGCTTGGAAACTCCACATGGAGGGCATGTGGAACTGTATCAATACCGTGATTCCAGGCGCGGGCACGCCATCCAACACGCCCGTCTGGCTGGAGAACATCGAGTGCGGGGCTCTTAACATCGGCTGGGAAGCGGACGGCGCGCAAGACTTCTCGCATGTCAAAGGCTGGCACACGTGGAACTGGGGATTCCAAGGCACTAGCGGTTCGGGCTACTCACGAGCCTTTGCGGATGGTAGTACCGTTGCGTGGTCGATAGGGCGGATGGATGGGCTGAACGCCACCGACCTGACGTTCGAAAACGCAAAGCTGGTGCTCACTGCGAATGCGAACAACTCTGTTGCCGTCTCTCTTTACGAGAATGTGCATACCGACAGTTATGAATCGGGATTCCTGATTCAAGGGGGGATCGCTAATTTCTTCTCCAATGTCCAAATCGCCGGGTATACGCATACAGCCACCTGCCCCTTTACTGTCACGGGCGGAACAACGTTCATGCAGCATGTTTGGCTGCAGGAGAGTGGCACTCAGAGCACTGATTCAGTCTGTGTGTCAGGCGGCTCCCTCAAGATTATGGGAGGTTTGGTTTATGGAGGGCTGGGGACTTTCCACGCCTTCAGCCAGACTGCAGGCACCCTCGACATTGAGGGGATGCAGTGGAAGCCGCCGGCCACGCTTTCAGTTCCCTATGTCAGCGCAACGGGCGGTGGCGTAACCGTCGTCAAAGGGAATACGACCGCCAACACCGGCACGGGCACGATCATCAGTATCGGCACGGATAACCGGAATAATGCGGTGCAGGGAAACTGGGCTCAGCAGTACAGCTATTCGCTCCCCATGAGCAGTACATCGCTGGGTTTCTACAGTACTGGCATTCAGGAAAGTACTTCGGGCTCCTCCATTGAAATCGGAGCGGGAGCCAATTACGGAACTACCGGCTCAGCCAATAACACGCTGGTTGGGGTGAAGGCGGGAGCCGCAACGACCACCGCTACGGGTAACACCGCGTTGGGATTCCAAGCACTGTCGTCTTTGACTGCCGCCACAAACTCAACGGCCATCGGCGCCAATGCAGCCGGTGCAGGGTCTGGCGGCGGCGGTACTACGGCGGTAGGCAATGGTGCTTTGAGTGTTGTTGCAGGAAACAATAACAGTGCCTTAGGTGGAAGTGCCTGCAACAAGATCACCTCTGGCGCGAGTAATTTATGTTTGGGTGCCTCAGTAGGCAGTACTACGCTTGTGACAGGCGGCAGCAACATATTGATCGGGACCAGTTCTGCTATCGATACCTTGGCGAGCAGTACTAGCAATGAGATCAACATCGGGGGCGCGCTCATCGGCTACAACATCGCCCCCACGGTCACGAGCGGATTTGGAACGAGCCCCAGTGTGGCGGGCGGCAATACGTTCGCCTTTCAGGTCACGGAAGGGGCGACGGGAAGTCCTACGACGACGGGCGTGCTCGGTATGCCGACAGCCCCGAACGACTGGATCTGCAGTGCGTTGGATCGCACCTCGGCATCCATCACGGCGCGCCAGAGCGGGGCAGCGTCCACCACCGCAGTAACGATTACCTTCAGTTCAGCGCCTGCCAACGGGGATGTCGTTCAATTCCAGTGCAACGCGCGCTGATCGATAGGCGCATAGCGGACGGCAGGGAGGCCGCACAAGCAATAAGTGCCGCCGACTTAAACGGGCGAATTCGCGCATCCCTGCGTCAACGGGGTAACAGGTCGCCGCTGTTCGGGCGCTTCGTAACTACAACGATAGGTAGATGTATGGCTGAGGACAGCAGTCCCTCTCTGGAGGGCTTGATTGGTACGCGTGCGCGTGATGAAAACGGGCGTTTTGTCTCGGTGACGCCGACCGAGGAGCCGAAGGAACCCCCGAAGGTTGAGGCAACTCCTCCCAAGGTCGATCCCCCGGTCATCACGCCACCGGAAGTCACACCGAAGCCGGTTGAGCCGGTCGTGGTTACTCCGCCGCCCATTCAAGCGGAATCCGAGAAGGAACAAGCCTACAAGAAGGCGATGCAGTCTGAGCGCGAGAAGCGCCAGGCCGCTGAAGCGCGATTGCGCGAGTTGGAACAGCCGAAGAAAGAGCCGATCGATCCCTGGACTGACTTACCCGGCGCTCTGAAGAGTGAGCGGGAGCAGTTGCAGGAAACGCTCTTTGTCGAGCGCTGCAACCTCACGGCCGAGATCGCGCGCCAACGTCACACCGATTACGACGAGATGCAAGCGGTCTTTCTGGAGGCAGCGGAAGCCGATCCGTCGCTCTTTGCGCGCTTGCGACAGGAGCGCAATCCGGCCGAGTTTGCCTACAGACACGGCGTATTGCATCGCGAGTTGGGTGCAGTCAACGGCGATCCAGTCGCCTATCGCACCAAAATCGAAACGGACCTGCGAGCCAAGTTGGATGCTGAGTATGCAGCAAAGTACGGGGCCAAACCCGCTCCTGCTGTGCCTGCCTCCCTCAACTCTGACAGCTCACCTGCGGTCACGGCCCCGGTTTACGAGGGACCGCCATCGCTCAAATCAATTTTACGTATTAACGATTCCAGGAGATAGCCGCTATGGCTGATACCACCGTCCCTACCGCTCTTCGCGTGAAGGTATGGGATGACAACTATTTCACCGAGTACATCCGTGGCAACCGGCTCGCTCGCTACATGGGAACGGATACGAACTCCGTTGTTCAGGTGCGCGAGCAACTGAGCAAGAAGAAAGGCGAGTCGATCGTCTTTGAGTTGATCAATCGCCTGCAGGCTCCGGGCAAGAAGAACAATCAGACGCTGGAAGGATTCGAGGAAGACATCAGCCAGCGGTCCTGGGAGCTCAAGGTTGCCTCCTATCGCCATGCGGTAGTGGTACCTGAGTTTGAAGAGCAGGTGACGGCGATTACTCTTCGGGATGCGGGGCGGGAAATCTTGATGAATTGGTCCATGGAGCATACGCGGGACAAGTTTCTCGCAGCGCTCGGATCGAAGGATGCCGTTGCATCGGGCGCGGGACAGAACTTCACCAACGGCACAGGTCCCGGCTCGGGGCTGGGCAATACGGCCACCTTCCAGACCGCGAATGCCACGGCATTGAATGCGTGGGCGGTGGAGAACAAGGACCGCACGCTCTACGGCGCACTGGTCTCGAACTACAACGCCACCTTTGCCACCGCACTCCTGAACGTCGATTCAACGGCCGACAAGCTGAGTTCATCGGCGGTGTCCGTGATGAAGCGGCTGGCGAAGAATTCCAATCCGAAGATTCGTCCCATCAAGGTGAACGGGGATGAGGAGTGGTATGTGATGTTCGCAGGCTCTGAGCCTTTCCGGGATCTGAAACTCGACGCCAACATCATTGCCTCCCGGCAGTACGCCTTGGAGCGGGGTGAGGGGAATCCTCTGTTCACCGACGGCGACATCATTTGGGATGGCGTGATCGTGCGCGAGATCCCGGAGATGAGCCAGAACAAATGGCTCGCGCTCGGTGCCTCGAGCATCGATGTCGGCGAAGTCTACCTCTGCGGCGCGCAGGCATTGGGATATGCGTTGGCTGAGCGTTGGAGTACCCGCACACAGGAAAGGGATTATCAGGAGAAGCACGGTATTGCCGTTCGGCAGGTATATGAGGTCGGGAAGATCCAGTTCGGCACAGGAGCTACCGATACCACCACGCTGAAGGACAATGGCCTTGTCACCGGATTTTTCAGCTCTGTGGGTGACGCGTAATTACTTGATTTTACTGGGAATTTCGAATCCGCTTTTACCCAGTAAAACCCGACTGATATTGGTCTGGTTAACGCCGAAAATGTCAGCAATCTCTTGTTGGGACCAACCACGCTCCCGGAGGCTAAAAATCTCCGGGATATCGGCTTGTTTGAGTTTCGCTCGACCGTTCTTCTCCCCCTGAGAGGGAATTATGTAGGTCTTTTTTCCCAGCACGTGGATGGCGTGGAGTTTGTTCTCACTCGCTGAGACAACCTCAAGGTTTTCCAAGCGGTTGTCATTCTTCACGCCGTTTATGTGGTTTATCTGCATCTCACTGGGAATGGGTCCAACGAACGATTCGTAGACAAGGCGATGCACTTGAATGTTTTTCCGAATGTTCAGGTTCACAAGTACAACGCGACAGTAGCCTCGCGATAGGCCGGGTTTGAGTACTAGGCCGATTCGAGTTCCGCACGTCGCTTTGGCGCTACGGCATCTACCCAGATTAGAGACTTCGTAATGGCCCTCAAAGCCAAATGCGGGTTTCCAGACTTCAGTCATGCATCACCTCCGAATGACGCGAATTCTATCATCTTTTTGAAGGAAACACAGAAATGACAGCAGCGACTGTATCGGTGGCAGCATCGGCTATCCACCAAGTTCCGAAGCCCTACTCGGCCGGTCTCGTCGGCTATCCGTTCTCGGCCACGCTCGCCACCACATCACTCGACGATGTGGGCGATATCGTGGAACTCGGGTATCTGCCCGAGAATGTCACGGTGGTGGGTTTCATCGTGAGTACGGCATCACTGGCGGCTTCCGCCCTGGTCTACAAGATCACCATCGGTTCCACCGATGCGATCACCGGCGTGACCACTGGCTCAGGAGCGGGCTCGGCGTTCTGGGGCGTCTCTCCGGCGCCCCTGGCACTCACAGCACGGAGTAAGGTGCAGATCAACATAACCACGGTGGCTACCACACCGGCGGCCGGGTTATTCAATCTGATCGTACTCTGCGTCAATCAGTGAAGGTTGAGTTCATCGGCGAAGGCTCGTGGTCGGGGGAGTTCCCCGACTACGGGCCGGTTGCCGCTACGAGGGGATGGAGCAAGGACGTTCCATCAGGTGTTGCCAAGGGACTGTTGAATACCGGGAGGTTTCGTGAGTGTGTCACTGCCGCAATTCAAGGAGCGCGTAGCCCGGAAACTGGGAGTGTTGGCCGTCTCAAACTCCCTGAGCGCGGAGGACGGGGAGCTGATCGGGGAGAAGTGCGATGCCATCCAAAAGCAACTGCAGGATTTGGACATCGCGACAATTGACTTCGATGACGGCATCGAGGATGTGATGGTGGATTCGATCATCGCCATGGTCGCGGCTTTGCTGGTCGATGACTTCATGTTAGGCGAGCCGAAACGTTCGAAGATCGCACAGGAAGGTATTTTGGGCCTGCCCACGACGAGCATGGCAGAGCGGCAGTTAAGGAAGATTCTCTCGCCCACGGTCGTCAGCCAAGTCGTCAGGACCGAGTATTTCTGATGCCGGCCATCGCATTTGGGCTGCAAAGCTACCAACACGCCTCCCTGCCGGTGTCCGCCCAGCAGATGGTCAACAGTTATCTGGAGCCCGCGCCTCCAGGATCTAAGACACCCTACGTCGTCGTGTGCTGTCATGGAATTCGGGACTACCTTCAGGTCGGCACGGGCCCGATGCGCGGCGGGATCATCGTCAACAAGACGTTCTACGTCGTCTCTGGCGTCAAGCTTTACAGCATCTCGGATGTTGGGACGATCACCACGCTGGGTGATATCCCTGGCAGCGGGCCGGTCTTCATGGACGGTGATGGCTCGCACGTTATGGTGACGGTGAACGGACCGTCGTATCTATGGGATGGCGCGGTGACCGCACCCATCGCAGATCCGGACTTCCCCGGTTACGAGTGGGTGGCCTTCCTCGACGGTTATATGATCGGTGGACCCGGTGATGGACGGGTCTGCCTCAATCACACGGCCTTTGATCCGTCCAACTGGGATGCGCTGGACTTTGCCTCGGCGGAAGCGGCACCGGATGACATCGTGGTGGGGATCACCAATCACCGCGAGGTCTTTCTCTTCGGTCGGGATTCGACGGAAGTCTGGTACAACTCGGGCGATCCGGCGTTCCCGCTGACCCGAACCGCCTCCGGTTACATGGAGGTGGGCTGCACGTCCAAATATGGACCGCGGAACGTCGATAACACGATCTACTTTCCGGCGCACGACGGCACGGTGAGACGCGTGGAGGGCTATACGCCGGTGCGCGTCTCCACCACGGCCATGGAGCAGGCCATCGCCCAATACGCCTCCCAGGAGTGCGTAGGCAACGACTGGATCGAAAACGGGCATGCCATGTACTCGCTGACCTATCAGGAGGCGACTTGGACGCTGGATATCTCGACCAAGTTCTGGCACGAGCGCAAGAGCTACGGCATCCCGAATTGGCGGGCGGCCTTCACGATCCGGGGTAATAACCTCACGCTGGTGGGTGATCGCACGTCCAACCGCTTGGGCATTTTGGACCCCGAGACCTTCACGGAGTGGGGCGATCCGCTGGTGTCCGTCGTGACATCTCCAACGATTCCCCACCCTGCGGATGAGCCGACCTTGGATCACGCCTACCTCGAGCTCATATTTGAGCAAGGGGTGGGCGTGGTGACAGGGCAGGGCTCCGATCCTCAAGTCATGGTGCAATTCTCGGACGATGACGGCCGCACGTGGAGCAATGAGATCTGGCGCGGGTTGGGAAAACGCGGTGATTTCAAACGCTCGGCTCGGATCAACCGGCTGGGCGGCACCAATCGAAATCAGGGTCGGTGCTATAGATATTCCTTGAGCGACCCTGTGCGTCGTACGTTAGTGCAGGCGTTCACCAGCGATGCCGCTTAGACCGCCGGGCTTTCCGCCCACCAGCCAGGCGGACTGGGATCGGTTTTGTCGGGGCACGCCGGTCGTTCCCGATGACAACTCGGTCGCGATCATCAAGCTTCAGGACGGCGCGGTCACGAACCCGAAACTGCGCGACAGTGCGCCCGCGAGTGTCATCGGACGACTGCAGGGTACACCTGGCACGCCTGCGGACATTGTGGCGAGCGCGAACGACACATTCCTCGTACGCCGCGCAGGCGCGCTCACCTTCGGTCTGCTGGCCGATACCGATATCCCGGGAACCATCGCCCGGGATTCCGAAGTCACGGCCGCGATTGCCGCCGAAACGACCGCGGTACTGGTGCTCACGGATGCGAGGTATCAGCTATTACCCCTGACCGGCTCAGCGACGTACGACCCGCCTTCCCTGGCTGACGGGGCCGGTGCCACAACCACGGTGACAGTAACGGGGGCGGCCTTGGGGCAGTTCGCACGCGCCGCGTTCTCGCTCGACACGCAGGGCATCACGATCACCGCGTGGGTGTCATCCACTAATACGGTGTCGGTGCGATTTCAAAATGAATCCGGGGGCCTCTTAGATCTTGCCTCCGGCACGCTGTCCGCGAGGGTTGATCCATGAACGATGACTTACTGCGACAGATCCTGGGCGAGCTGATCAAACTGAACGGTGCTGTCTCGACCTTGTTGTGCTTGCAGAGGATGACCGATGTCAAACGAGCTACCTATCCCCCAATGGGACCAGTTGCCGGGCCTGACATGGACGGAAAAGGTGGCGTATCTGACGCACCAGTTCCTGACTATGGAGCAAACGGAATGTCCGCTCCAGCACCAGTTTGAGAAGGGGCTCTATATTCGCGAGATTCGTATTCCCGCAGATGTTCTGATTGTGGGCCGCATCCATCGCCACGGGCATGTATGCCAACTGTTGGAGGGGTCATTAGTCCTCATTCACAGGGAAGGGCATCAAGAGGCGTTTCAAGCTCCATCAGAGATTCTCACGTTGCCAGGATATCAAATGGTGCTATATACGGCGACGCCGGTAGTGGCCAGAACCATTCATCCGAATCCAACGGATTCGCGGGATATATCAATGCTGGAGGCTGATATTTTCGAATCTGCGGAATCGGTCAAAGAGTTGGGCGCGGCCCTTCATCGGGAAGTATTGTCATGAGTGCTATTGTTGCAGCGATTGGGACGGCTGCGGTCGTCGGTGCAGGCGCTGCGATCTATTCCGCCAATAAGCAAGCCGGCGCTGTCAAATCAGCGACCAATGCGTCCATTGCTCAGCAAGGTTCTGAGTATCAGCAAACCCGATCAGATCAGGCTCCCTGGAGAACCACGGGAGCCAGCGCGCTGGATCAGATCGCCAAGCTTTACGGTCTAGATTCGGTCGATGCGAATGGCAATGTGGTGAAGGGAAGCGGGAAAGCGGATTTCTCCAGCTTCTCAACCTCGCCCGACTTCCAGTTCAATCTGGGGCAAGGGCAGGATGCCATCAACCGATCTGCTGCGGCTCGTGGAGGATTACTCTCGGGTGCTGCGGTCAAAGCGGGCGCGACGTATGCTACCGGCTTGGCCAATCAGAACTTTGGCGATTATGTGAGCCGTCTTTCAGGTGTTGCTGGTGCTGGACAAGCCGCTACGAATGCAACGCAGGCTGCTGGAACAAACATGGCGAATCAAAACAGCGGCGCGCTGATGTCAGCTGGCAATGCACGCGCCTCGGCCTATGGAGAGGTCGGACAAACTATCGGTAGTACGGCGAATGGATTAGCATCTAACTATCTCCTCTATAAATATTTGAATCCGAGTACAGCGGCGGCTGCAGCTCCATTGGCGGCATAGCATGGCATACAACCCGGTTAATCTCGGCGATGTCCTGCAGCAAGTGGGCGCGATCAAGGGCCAACAGCAGAAGCAGCAGATGAATGCGCTGGCTTTGACAGAAGCGCAGAAGCAACAGCAGGATCAGAGCGGCATCGATACGGCGCTCACACAAAATCCCAACGCTGATCTTCCCACGCTGATCAAGGCTGGCGGAGGGATGGCAGGTGTTTCGGCCTCTCAGAAGTTGACCGAGGCACACATTGCTGATTTGACCAATCACTATCGGCAAACCTATCTCGTCGCATCCGAGGCTGCGAACTCGGATAATCCAGCCGCGGTAATTCAACAGAAGGCTCCGGATTTCATCCAGCAGTATGATCAACATCATGGGCCGGGCGCGTTCGCGAAACTGGCGCAGGATCCCAATGCTTTGAGACAGCAGGCCGCACAAGTGGCTCAACAGTCTATGGCCGGCTTGGTGGACCCAGCGAAGCAGTTCGACGCGCACCAGAAGATGATCGAGGACCACTACAAGCAGGAAGGACCCGGTGGAGAACAAGCCCGTGCACAGGCGGCCATAGAGGCCCGCGCACAACAGGAAGCGCTCAATCGGGGCGTGACGATGCGGGGACAGAACATCACGGCGGCGAACGATCTCAAGCCCGTCGTGGGACCGGATGGGTTGCCCGTTTACACCCCAGCCTCCCAAGCCGCTGGTAAGCAGGCGTTCAACGCAGCGACCTACTTCCCTGGAGGGATGGTCGGTGGCGCGGCCAATGGCCTCACGGGACAGGATTTCCTATCTACGTTAGGTCCCACCCAACAGGCTCAAGTCAAGGCGCTTGCGGAAGGCCGCATGGCATTTCCTGCAGGCTTTGCGCTGAAATCTCCCTACTGGCAGCAGATGATCTCGGCGGTGAGTCAGTACGATCCGAACTTTGATGCGGTGAACTACAACGCGCGAGCGAAGACGCGCAACGACTTCACCTCTGGCAAGAGTGCACAGAACATCAAGTCGCTCAATACGGCGATCGGGCATCTGGGCACGCTCGATTCGCAGATTGGGGGTACCGCCAGTCACGCGCTGACGCCGCTGAATTATCTGCAGAACCAGGCGGCTCAGTTGACGGGAAGCGCGGGACCGACACAGTTCAAGCAAACGGCCAGTGCGCTGGCGAGCGAATTGACGGCGGTCTTTCGAGGTCAGGGCGGGGCGGAAGCCGATGTGAAGCGCTATCTCGAGGAACTCGATCCCAATGCCTCGCTCGAGCAGAAGAAAGCGGCCGTGAAGAACATCACCGAACTGCTCGCCTCCCGTACGGCGGCGATCGGCGATCAGTACAACCAGGGCATGGGCACGACGGCCGATCCACTGACGTTGTTGAACTCGCATGCGCAGCAGGTACTCAGCACACTCCGCGGATCCCCGCCAGCACAGAGCGCTCATCCGGCCGCGATTCAATCGTTGCTCGAGAAATACAAGTAAATGGCCGATCTTGTCCCCGTTTACGCCGCACTGCAGAAAGCCGATGCCGCAGGCGATACCGCGGGCGCAAAGCAGCTGGCGGACTACATTCGCGCGCAAGGCACCGCCCCTCAAGCCACTGCGGAGCCACCGCCCAATCCCGCGACCGGCGGCGATACCCTGCAGTTGGGTCCACTGGATACCCATATTCCGATTGGTCAAGGCGTGCAGAACTTCCTGGCCGGTGCCGGCAAGGCCACGGCGGACCTTGGTCGGGGAGCCGGGCAGTATCTGGGGCTGGTCAATCGGCAGGACGTGGCGGAATCGCGGCGGCTCGATGCGCCTCTGATGAGCACGGGCGCCGGCAAAGTCGGCAATGTCGTAGGCAACGTGGTCGATACGCTGCCCGCCATGGCCATTCCGGGTGCGAATACCATCGCCGGCGCAGGAGCCGTAGGAGCCGTTATGGGGGCGCTGCAGCCTTCAGTCTCAACCGGTGAGACCCTGCGCAATCTCGCCGTGGGGGGCGTCCTAGGAGCCGGAGGGCAGGCGGTCGGCAATGCTGTGGCCGCAGGCGCCAAGCGCATTCTGGCTGGGCGAGTTCAGAGCGCGGTCGATGCCACCGCGACCAATTCGGTGCGGGATGCCGTACTGCAGGAAGGCCGACAGGCCGGCTATGTCGTTCCTCCCACCGAGGTCAATCCCAGTGCGGCCGCAACGGCGCTGGAGAGCATTTCGGGCAAAGCCGCGACGAAACAGGGCGCTCAGGCGGTCAATCAGAAGGTAACCAATTCGTTGGTCGCTACGGATTTAGGACTGCCCAAGACCGCGCCCATCACTCAACAGGCCCTGGCCGACGTCCGTGCGAAAGCAGGGCAGATCTATGCCCAGATCAAGCAAGTCGGGCAGATCGCGACCGATTCGCAGTACTTGGATGATTTGGCCAAGCTGACCAATGTCCCGGAAGAAGTCGCCAAGGAGTTTCCCGGCGCCACCACTGCAGCAGCTGAGAAAATTGATACGCTGGTCAACTCGCTCAGTCAGGATAAATTCTCTGCGGCCGGCGCCATCGAATATTCCAAACGATTGAGGCAGCAGGCTTCAGCCAATTTCGCGGAAGCGGCGGTTTCAAAAAGCGCCGATACGCGGGCAATCGCCCAAGCTCAATCGCAAGGCGCGAATGCACTCGAGGAGATGATCGGTCGCCATCTGGAAGTCAGCGGCAATACGGATCTCTTACCCGCATTCCAACAAGCACGCACCACGATCGCCAAGTCCTACCAGGCCGAAGCGGCGCTGAAAGGCGGTAACGTCAATGCCCAACGCCTGGCCGCCCAATTGCAGAAAGGCAAGCCGATGTCCGACGGCTTCGGGCTCGTGGCGCGGTTCGCCGATCACTTTGGGGATGCCACCAAACTGCCCAAGGGCGGCGTCGGGGTATCCAAACTGGCCGCGACCGTCGGCGGCAGTGGCGCGCTGTACGCGCTGGCGACGGGCAACATTCCCCTGGCGGCTGCCGCGGCCGCCGGCACAGCCGCGCCCTATGCGGTGCGGCAAGGACTTCTGAGCGGGGCTGGCCAACGACTGCTGGCGACGCCGAACTATGCACCCGGCCTGCTCGGAACCGCCGCCCTTCAAAGCCTGCGCCAAGCCCCAAATGCGGTTCTACCGGCTACGGCGGCGACGCTGCCGCTAATTCAGTCGGGTCAATAGCAACCGTTTGATTCGTCCCTCGGGGACGCATTTCATGATCGCCCAGCGGATGGGCGCCACCACGCAAAACATGATGATCAGCGCGCCTAACGGTCGTGCTGCGACGGCCCATTCCCACGGTTTCACAGGGTAATCATGGCAATTCTCTTCGCCCCTTACTTTCGCGCGACGGACCAGGGCAACGCACCGATTCCGGGTGCATTCGCCGCATTCTATGCCACGACCACGAGCACTCCGCAACCGATCTACGCGGACGCCGCGCTGTCGATTGCATTAAGTAATCCCATCCAGTCCGACAGCAATGGAGTGTTTCCCCAAATCTGGCTGAACGATGCACTGCCGGCTTACAAGGTCATTTTATTCTACCCGGATCAGAACAACCCGCTGATTCCGGGTGCGGTCGTGCCCGGAGCTCGGGGGACCATCGATCCGTATAACGCCAGTTTCGATGCGGCGGCTTTTGTCAGCCTGTTCTGGCCGCAGACTCAGCCGCGGACCCAAGCGGAAATCGACGCGAGCGTCACGCCCATCCACTATCAGTATCCAGTGGATCCCTACATCGATCCGCGTCGCTATGGGGCCGATCCCACCGGAAGCGCGGATTCGACCGCGGCCATGCAGAACGCCCTGAATGTGGCGTTGCAATGCCATGGCGTCATCTGGATCGGACCCAACTGCAATTTCAAGTGCGGCAACCTGTCGCTCACCTTGACGGGAGTGATTGGCAATTGCTCCTTGCGCATTACCGGATCCTCCACCGCGAAGTCTTTACTGACGCTCACCGGAACTCCGAGTGCGCTGATGACTTTCCTGGGTCCCACTCCGGCCGGAGCACCGCAACCGGCCCAACTGGTCATTGAGAACATCTCGCTTCAAGGCAGTGCGCACATGGCGGTCACGGATGGCATCTCGCTGCACGGCATTGCAGGCGTGGTGATGCGCAACGTCATCTTCCTGGGGTTCAGCGCGTGTGTGAACTTGCGCTCGTGTCTGGATGCTTACTTCGATACGTGTCAGTTCGTACTGGCCCGCTATGGGGCTTACTGCCGTACCGATACCACCGGCTCTGCGGACAATCGAATACTCTTTTACAACTGCACCTTCAACTCCAACACTCTCTTTGGGCTGGACTACGACGGCGGCTCGCACCTGCACATGCTCGACTGCGACATCGAGAGTAATGGCACGCTCGGTGATTTCACCACCGGCGCCGTTCATATCGGCGCCAACATCAACAATACGCTGGGACTGTCCATCATTGCCTTGGATGGACTGTGGCTCGAAGCTAACAATGGCTGGGGCATCAAGGTTGATACACCGGCGTCCGGGCAGTCGCAGATCTCGATCTCGAATGGATTCACCATCGCGGATGACACCTCGGGTGGCTTCGGGCATGCGATCCTCGTGTCCAACGCCTGGATGCTCGCGATCAAAAATTTCACCTCGGGCAGCCCCACATCCAAGTGGGATCTGACCTGTAACCAAGGGTTGCTGGATAACACCGGATGCTCCACTTTGGCGGATTCCGGGATCGTATGGCCCACCTATCACAACGTCACCGGCAACGGCGTTCACCAGTATTCCGGACGGCTGGACAGCTTCACAGGCACGCTCACGGGTTGCACAACCTCGCCCACGGCCACGATTGGGGTCGTGCAGCAGGGGAGTGATTGCACGTTTGAGATGCCTTCTTTGACTGCCACGAGCAACTCGACCGCCTGCACTATCACCGGAATCCCGGCGAAATACCAACCCGCCACCGATCAGAACTGGGCTGGCGTCGCGCTCAACAATGGGGCGGCGGCGTTCACGGCGTTTCAGATTCTCGCAACCTCCGGGACGTTGACGTTCAACTCGACCTTTACCGGTTCGGGTACGAAGGGGACTGTACCGGGGCCCATCCGATACAAGTTGATCGCATAAGGACACATCATGGGGGCTGAAGAGGGAGCGTTTCCGGATACTGCGGATAATTTGGAGAACAAAACAATTGCGTTGGGCAAGTGGGTGTTCAATCTCGGAGGCGTGGTTCACGACTTCAAGGATGTGCTGAAGCGCTTCCAGGAATCGATGAAACACTGGTCAGACCGGGGGCCGGAGGACTATGAGAAGAACGAAAGCGATCTGCGGAACCTCTTAGCCTCGGCTGTACGGGAAGGGGCGCGCCGCGCTAATGTCGAGATCCACGGGTACAACGAAGACAAGGGTGGATCATGGAAGGACAAAGCGGTCTGGGTGATGGGCCTGCTGGCAGTGGCGGCGGTGAGCGGGGGCGTGGCGATGTTCGGCAAACTCTCGGGACTGGAGGCAAAAGTGGACAGCCTGCAGACCCAAGTCACGGAGGTGAAGCGGATAGTGGAACCGCGCTATCGGGGGAGCCCGTGACGCGAATCGGGTCCACCACGGCATCGCCGGACGAATCCAACAGGAATGCCCCTCACGGGGTCATTCAGAGTGTCAAAAACATCTTTGGCGGCGGTACCCGAGCTCAGGATACGATCCTTGCGGTTGCTATCGTCGTGATCGTATTCGAGTCGTGGTTATTGTTCAGTGCGTACAAGGATATGCACACACAACAATGGCTATCTGACTATGATCTGAATCAGTTCAAGTCCGGTCCGTTCGCCGAACTCAAGGCGCGAGTGGATACGGATGATGCTCTCATCAAGGCTTTCGGTCCCCAACAGTGCAGGAAGACACCATGAAGCAACAGCGATCACAGCAGCAGCAGGGCGGCGGCATCATCATCCAGCGTTTGGCCGTGCTGAAGCCTGCGGCGACGGATTCGAGCATTTACAACACGCTCCCGCAGAATTGCAAGTTGACCGTGGACACCATTTGCGCGAAAGCGCCCGGTTCGGTCACGGAGCAGGATATTCAGGCATTGGCTGCGATGATCCTGCTGGCAACGCACTGTTAGATGGACGTGATCCACGAATGGATCAATACGGCGGGAATCCTGGCCGCTCTCATTTGGACGGGAGTGCGATGTTTGATCGATAAAAAGCGGTGGAAAAGGCTACATGAACGCCGTTGATATCGTATTGCCGAGGCTTAAAACAGAGGAAGGCTTCCGTGCTACCAAGTACACCGACACCCAAGGACATCTTACAATCGGTTATGGATTCAATGTTGACGCCGGAATCAGTCAGGGTGCTGCAGGAGCACTACTCGGGGCTCAGGCCACGGAACGTCATCAAGCTCTTATGGGATTCGAATGGTACGCGGCTCTCGATCCAGTCCGTCAATCCGTATGTCTCGATATTGCCTTTAACAACGGCACCCATGGACTGCTGAACTTCCCTCACATGATCGCGGCTCTGTCCCGGCAGGACTGGGCCAGCGCCGCTACAGAATGCCGGGTGACCAATCCCGAGCTCGCGGGCCGCTACGAAAAACTCGCACAACTGCTGCTGATCGGGGGAACGCAATAATGGGCATCTTCGACCTCATCGCAGGCCCGGTGCTGCATATCATCGACAAACTCGTTCCCGACCCAGCGCAGAAAGCGGCCATGCAGCTGGAAGTCATGAAGATGAACCAGGCCGGCGAGTTCAAGGAACTCGACAATCAGCTGCAACGGGACCTCGCGCAGATTGCGGTCAACAATACGGAAGCCGCTTCCGGTGATCTGTTCAAAGCGGGCTGGCGGCCCTCGGTGGGCTGGATCTGCTCTGCGGGCTTGGGGATTCAGTTCATCCTGGCGCCCATAGCGAGCTGGGGAGCGGCTTTGGCCGGTCACCCGATGACTTTCCCTGCCTTGGACACCGCGACGCTCCTGACGCTTCTGGGGGGCTTGCTGGGCCTCGGAACATTGAGGACGACTGAGAAAATCAAGAACGTGGCCTGATTTCCCTCGCCTCGCAATCCGCGTGCGTTCCCTTCAGGACGACGGACGGATTGTGCTCGCACGAATCATCCGGGTGCATGCGCAGCAAAATCAATAACGCGAGTCCAGCTGCGATCAGCAGCACCCCCATCACCTTTTTCTTCATGAAATCCCTCCTCGAGGGTCACGCCGCGGTGCGCTCAAACTTTATTTTCACTTTCCTGCTTCAGATAGGGCCCTCTTAACGGCGCGCGGTCTAAGTCCTTTCTCGCGTGCCCACTGGGCAATCGTCTTTGTTTCGCCATGGAATGTAATCCAGTGACTGTTGCGGCGGTTATTAGACTGAGCAAAAGCATCGGCCCAGCGGCAATTTCCCGGTTCGTAATTGCCATCGTTGTTCGGATAGCGATCTAATGTGGTGCCAGCAGGTCGATCGCCCATGTCAGCCAAGAAATTCTCAAACGAATCCCATCTAGCACAAATCCTAATGCCTCGCCCTCCCCATTTGGGGAATCCGCTGTGATTTGGGTTGTTGCATCGCATTCGCATCGCTGTCCACGATTGGTGAGCGCGTTTGTGGCTACTGGAATAGCCGCGTTTCAATCGTCCCTGACATTCGCAGTGCTTCGATTCAGAGAGAGGGCTTGCATGTTGAAGGGCCCAAGGCTTAATTTTTCGTTCCTTTCCACAATCACACTGACATAGCCAGTGCGGCTTTTCATACCGAACGGCTATCCAACCATCGAAACGCTGGCCTGCTAGATCACGAACGGGACGGCCACGTTTTTTCATCGACTCACCTCGATCTACCGTGCTCGAGCGTCATATAGGGTAGAGAGGTCAGACTCCGCTATCCGAGCAACTCGCCGCGTTGTATCGTTCGATGCGCTCCGCAGCGAGGCGCATGATCACAGCCGATGGATGGCGTGATGGTGGGCGCAGCTTCATTCCCGTCCCATTGCCATGTCCGCCGCGGCGTCTCGCTTGGAGGCGCCTGATGGATTGGCGTGTAGCACACCTTGAACTTCGGGCAGTGCATAGCCAGTTGCCAATCAGCGCCGTCGATGCGATACGCAAAATCACCCGGCTTCTCAATCAGCGTGTACATCCCGCGTCCTAGATAGTTAAGCTTCATATGCGCACGCTCATCGACGCGTCGATGGTCGCTTTGGAATTCGATAGATCACGACTTTCTCCAAGCCTAGATATTCCAGCGCCGCTTCGCAGGGATCGCGTCGGCTGTGCAGGATGTCATGGAGGAACTGAGCCGAGATCCCCAGCTTGCGCGCCAGAGATAGCTGCGTGTGCCTTGGCGGAGGTCCAATGGCAAGCCATAGCTTCTTGCGCACCTGATCGGCGGTGAATTCCGGCTCAGTCATTCGGAGGAGGTTCTCTTTCCACTCGCTTTGTTCCCCATGACTCTATAGCCGTGCGGAACGACATCTGTTGAATAGGCAAGATTTTCCGGCCAGCCTGCCTTGATGCGACATCGCGCCCGCTGGCAAACGAGGCATGTTCGCCAGCCTTTCTTGGTGCCTCTGTTGTACTGCCGCCCATGGATGGCATATTCATGCCCGCGCGGACAATGCGTTAGACTGCTGTGATGATCGCGACCTTTGGCGATCCTATCCTGCGTGTTGTCGCTTACGGTTCCTACCCACAGATGCTCATCGTTGATGCAGGGTGGATTGTCACAGGTGTGGCAGGCGAACTCATCCTTCGTCAGTGGACGGCCGAGCTTCCAGCCTAGTACCACTCGTGTGATCCGTTGGGCTTTCCCGCGATACCCTGCTATCGGATACCCCTTGGCGCGGTCGTACATGAATTTGCCGAGCATCTTCCATCCCTGCCACTCGATACAGCCAGTGGGCGTGATAATGCTTCTCGAGCGCCAATACGCCATGTAGTCCGCATCGGACCAATCAGCGCCACCAGCCTTCCGTGGTCGCGGCAGACTATTATTTGCCATCAGGAACCGCTTCCGATTTCGGCGCGGGTCCATGTCCGCATTCGTATTCCCACTCAGTTGGGCCACACTTCAGCGCAGCGCCACACTCGTCGCAGGTGAAGAGTGATGGAGCCGCGAGCACAAAGTCTGCGCCTTGCACAATGGGTTTCAACGGATCGTCATCAGTGCGCAGAGCGTCAGACGACTTTAGAGCGGGACAGTGATCGGTATGTAACGCGACACCTCCCGGCATGCTCTGCTGACATCGAGGGCACACCTCGGACGATTTCCGAGCGTGCTTCGTCCATTCGGCGCGCTGCAGCTGCGTAAGCTCATTCCATTCGCGGCCACCTTCCTTCATGTAGAGCGCTCGGCCCACTGCATCGCTCGATTTCGGCGCGAGCACGAAGTCTGCGCCTTGCACAATGGCCGATTTCACCGATGCACACCAGCCAGCGTGCGCCCCATCCCACTTTGCAGAGTTGCAATCACAGGTAAGTGCAGGGCTTTCGCCAGCGTTGCCTTGTGGCGCTATCACGACTGGCTCCCTCGTACCCGGCAACCCATCCGTCTGGGTTAGCGCCGGTTCACCCTGCGGGGTTCTAAGACTTTCTCCCGGTTCGGCTGGCGATTTCTCGGTATGACGGGATACCCGAGGGCCAGCGCGGTCGCCTGCCTCCCGTCGAGGCGCGCCTGATTCGATGGGCGTTACATCCGCACCCGCATAATAGGCCAGCCTCAGATGAAGCAGTTCCTCTGCCTGTTGGCAGCTGAGGTTCGAGTACGACAGAAAGTGCAGGAAGTCATCCTCGGTGGTGTGGGGAGGGGCGGTTGGCCCATTCGGCTTTGGCATCCAAGCCGTTGCCTTCATCAGCGATGACCATGTGCCATACTTGCCAATGTGCAGATGCGGCTCGCATTTCGATAGGATCGGATTCCCGTTGGTGTCGCAGTACCACTCACCGTCGTCGCACGTACCGGCACGAACCCAGAACAGCGCATCTATGCCTCGCGGCGCAGTCTCAATCGACCGCCATGGAGTCGGGTTCGGTTCGGGAGTGCTTCTAGGGCTGCTGTTGCCGACAATCGGTTCGAGCAACTCGAATATCTCGCATTGCCGACACTCACACTCAACAGGGTGACCGCTAGCAAGATTCTGAACTGATTCCAGCGCTTTATGCAGCCGCTCGCCCTCCAACCGCGCCGCCGTCAAATCATTCTGGAGCTGATGTCGCTCCGTCCTCAGCTTCTGGCACTCCGCCACCGATTGCCGGTAGGGCAATTCAGCTCGCTCCTGAGCATCGCGGGCGGTCTTCACCTCCATCTGCAGCTTATCGAACTCCCCCAGCAGCCACTCCGCATCCGCAACACCGATCGCACCTTTGAGGGCACGGATGCGGGTGAGACGGTCGGTTGTGTTCGACGAACTCGTGTGGTCTGTCATGGCGGCACTCCCGTGTCCCAAGAATAGGTATTCGGGCCGTCCTCGCCGGAATTGTGCAGGCGTATCCATTCGGCATACTGATCATTGACACCTTGCGCATCAAACTCGTATCGATTGCCGCGCACATCGGTTCCCACAAAGCTTTCAAGCGGCACGCCGTGCAGCGCCCTGACCATTTGATCGATGACCCACATTTTATGGTGAGCGCCGTCAATGCTGCCGTAGCGCATGGCAATATCCAATGCGGCGGCAATACGAACTTCCGGAAGGGCAGTTGTCATTGTGATCTCCGCACGTCAATGAACCATCGGCGATTCTCGAGCACCCAAGCACACCACAATATGTCCCACGGATGGGGCAGGTTTCGCATCCACCACCAGGCCACGTAGAGCGATACCTGCTTGAGCTTGCGCAGGATCCAGGCGCGCAGCTTTGTCATCCGCATACCTCCCCTAAACAGTGGACCTCATGGCCGCAAGCACGTGCCATCGCGTTGCCACGCGCAACTTCCTCGGCCTCCGCTTCAGTTGCAAACAGCATCGGCCGCGGGTCCACATCATCCCCATTTGACATGCAATACACCCCGTCGTGCTGGTCGTAGATCATGACGAAATAAGGTTTCGTGATCACCGCCCAACTCCTGAGTTAGTAGCGGCTCCGGCGCAGAGGGGTACCCGTGAGAGGCGCATGCGCCACTGGCGGAGGACGCTGCCTGTCCAGCCCTTGCGGGTCTGCGTAAGCGACTCTGGCTTGCCAGGCGGGAGCGATCTCTGCGGCGGAGCCACGTTCATTATGCAGCCTGTCCGACCTCGTGGTGCAATCGATGCTTCAGCAGATAGCCCTCCAGCGCCCAGATTTTGTCTCGCGCCTTCTCGCGGGCGATCTTCTGGCCCAACTCGGCGTTGAAGTTGGCCGGGCTCGCGCAGGCCGACTCACCAACCACCGTGAATCCGTTCTGCAGCGTGAGGCAGCATACGGTGAGGCAGGAGCCCGCGAACACGTGGTACTGCTCCTTGGCTATGGTGGCATCTATCAGGGCTGGCGTGAGCCGTGGGGCGTTCAGGCCCTTGGCTTGGATCTCTTGCTCGATTGCTTCTTCTGACACTTCACTTCTCCTCGGTTGAAAACTGTTGCACGGGCACGGTTGGAGTGTTCATAGAAAAAACAGCAGGATCAGAAGCGCCAATAAGGGCTCGGCGCTGTGCGTCACCCAGCAGACGGCACTAATCAAAGCCATGCCGCCAATGGCGACTGCGGCCTCCTGTGTGGTCACTTCTGCCCCTCGTTTGCGCTGGGATGTGCTCCAGCTTCTAGCTGGCACCACGGGCACGGAATCTCACTTTGCTCCCCGTGCTTCTTGCAATAAAGGTCCCGCTGGAACCCCATGACACCCGCGCAGGTGTGAGGCACGCTCGATGCTGGGTCATACCAGAGCGCGCATTCAGGACAGAGGTGGTCATCCATTGAACTCATCTCGCGGCATCCCTTCGACCATATAGCGAACCATTGCGTCCGCTTGGCTGGCATCGAACAGATTGGTGCCGCTGGGCTGGTGCTTCATCGGATGCGCCGTGTGCTCGTTGAACTCGGCCTTGAAGCTGATCCCGGCATCCGGTTGGAAATTCTCCGGCAGCCGCCATCCCAAGAAGCGATTGACCATGTGCTTGATTTGTTCGTCAGTCATGTTTTGTACCTTCGGATGTATGGGTGCAACTGTCGTCGCATCGCGGCGAGTTGTCGCAAAGGATCTGGGCCACATCGCGCGGCGTATAGACTGGCTTACACGCGCCACCGTGGTAGGGCTCGCCACAACGCGCGCAATGGGTCGCGGTGCGCGGACTCGGCCTATCCTCAAGGGACGGCAGAAACATGCTACAGGCCTCGTTACTCAGCTTGTCGGGCGTCCGTGGAATGAGGATGTGCAGAAAGCTATCCGGCTTGTTGCATTCGTCGTAATTGTGCAGCCCGTGCAGGAACCAGATCGGACAACCGCCCTCCTGCTGGTCGTGGATACACTCGGAGCAGTACTCCGCGTGATAGGCCTCGCCGGCTGTGCCATTGGGGAAGTAGCCCATTAGGGTTGCTCGTTGTGCTGTTCCGTTGGTACAACTTGAGCAAGAAACTGGTCGTATTCCTTGATGGGCATATCGACCGTGAATTTCAGGCGCTTATAGCCATTGGACACCGCGTAGCCAGGAATGTGTGTCCAAGCGCAAAGCGCCATCCCATGGTAGGCGTACTCTGGCACGTCACAGTAGAATTCAACTTTCATGACTCGCTCCCTTGCCCAACAAACTGCGGAACGCAAGGCGTACCCAGATCAGATTGAAGCCGATGTTTAAGACCACCATGGTCACCACGCCAATCACGTATCCATCCCAGAAGGTCATACGTTGTCGCTCAGAGCGGGCGCAGGCGTTGGGCGCCACTTGTTACAGTTGCCGCACGACTGGTAATTGGTAGTGCGGGCCGAGACCACGTCCCAGTCGTGTGCCTCACCGTTCAGCTCGCAGTCCGGCTTGCTGTAGTGGGACACGCTGAAGACTTGGTACATGCGAAACTTCTTCCCGCACTCGAAGCATTCGTGCGTGCGGATATCCTCCGAGTAGTCCTCTGCCTCGGGCTGGAACCCGTGTTTGCAATACGGGCAGATGACGTTGCTATCGTCGGAGTGCGTTGTGGCCTTCGGCTCGAAGAATTCGTCCCTCATGGTTGTTCTCTGGCTTTCAGAGCGGGTGTATCGCAGGACACATGACGCCGATGCGTGAAGCCGAGTGAGTCTTCGATCCGGGCCGTGCCCGGCGGCCATTCGTATGCTCCGCAATTGCATCGCTCTCCCGTCTCGTCCGCTGAACGATCGATGCCGTATTCGCGCAGTGCTGCGGCTTCATCCGGTGGCAACGGGGCAAAAACTCTCAATACATCTGCGGAGGTCATGGGGGGCTTATCCGTCTCGGACGGTGGCGCTTTGATCTTGCCGCTCAGGAGTTGCATGAGTTTTGGCACTTGTTCACGTGCCGCCACGTCGAGCCGTGCCGAATATTCTTCATACGACTTTTGTTGGTGGTCGATCCAGATATCGCCGCCGCGCGACAGAAGTGAACGCAGGAAGGGCCATAGCTCGCCTGTGTCCATCGGATTTGAGGGGAGGGAGTCTGTTGTGTTGGTCATGTGCCTACCCTCGCGAGCGTTTCGGGATATGTCTTCGCATCCTCCAGGCCGCGCGCGTATCCCTTCTCTTCCTCGCGCCGCAGAGCCACCGCGTGATCAGCCTGCATTCGTGCTATTTCTCGATGCAGCTCGGTGTCCTCCGACTGGTATCTGCGCGTTAGATCTTGCATGGCACGAAACTGGCGCGCGTTGATGCGGCAAGCCGGGTCCTCGGTGGGGCCGTCGCCGAAATGGTGGCGCGCTGCTTGATGGCCAGCGAATGTCGGCGGGAAGTGCTCGCCGCAATGGAAGCACGTCCATCCGTGCTCCGGCGTCGGATAGGTGTCCTTTTCCGATGAACCTACAACTGTCATGAGATCACCAGTTGATTTGGGAACACAAAGCTCGGCTTGGGCTCGGGATTCTTGTCGAACCCGAGTACCCGACAGCGGCCACACCATTGCCGCGTGGAGTAGTCGTCTGGAGACGGTGGAAAGCTCGCGCGCCCATACGTCATACATGTGCATGGGGAGCATCGCAGGATGCCTTCCAAAAGCGCCACGCGATCTTTGAGGGCTTTGACTTCCTCATCTTCGGGACGTGCAACCTCGGTCATGACGCGTGCCTCTTTGTGTGAAGGTGGAGCGCGAGACTCGTCGCGACGAACATCACAAACCATTGATCTTGGTTCATCGATATCCAAGGCAAGAAGGTCGCTCCCCATGCCGCGAATTTCCAAATGAACACAACAACGACCGAAGCGAGGACGGTGACGATCCAGTCATACCAATCGCGCTTCTCTGCAGGTAGCGTTCGCTCTGTTCCGGTCATGGCGTTGGCCCCGTTGGGCATCTCGCTCTGTGACAGGCTCGCATGCATTGGCCACAGTTTGGGCATTTGTAGCGCTCGCTCATTTCGGCTCCCAAGCGGCTAGCGCCAGTTCTCGATCGACTCGTTGGAAGTCAACGTGGTGAGCCACGCGAGCATCGATGTACTCCTTTGGCCACGGCAGGTCGGTGGCGCGCATCTTGTGCTGGGCATAGGCTTGCGCCTTGGTGTAGGCATGGGCCTCGCGCACGTCGCAGCAGTAGCCGGCACCGTTCTGCCGCCACCACAGCATCGAGTTGCCGACGAAATCCCGCGTATCCTGCAGGTAGTACAGCGTTTCAGTGGTGAGCGTGCTGTTTGTTTCTTCAGTCATCTTTCTTCTCCGTCCAAGTTGAGCCGCTGTCGCGTGTCTCAACTGATTTGCCGCAGCCGTCGCAATGGAACGCTGCATACGCTCCATGCTGGCCGAAGCCGAACTGGTTGCCGTGATAGCGATCCATAGGGCAGAGCGAGCACGCCTTGGGCATCACTGGAGGCTTACCGCCCCAGCCATCACGATTGAAGTAATCGCGGCCTTGAGCGCCGTACAAATGGTTGCGTAGGTCGCGACGTTTGGCCTCGGTGAATGGCTCCGCACAGACCCCGGAGCTATCCCCGCCATACCAGACCTCACAGCCGGGGATGTTGACCTCCAGCCATTCAGCCATGGCGCAGTAGATGAGAATGTCACCACGCTCGTATCCGGGGCCGTAGTAGCGCCCATATAGGCTCAGTTCTAGCAGACACTCGTCCCTGCGAGCCTTGATAGGGGTATCCGAATCCTCGCGATACTCTGCGCCTGGTGGCGGATCGTCGTCTTCGCGGTAACGAGTCAGCGTGCGCTCAATAGCCAATCGGCGCTCCTTCGGAGATTCGCCGATATCCGCAATAATCGCGTTACGTGCGGTCTGCCATTGAGCCCGATATTCAGCAGAGCGTGGATCTTGGTAGTTGTTCGACGCCTTGGATGCCGCATCAAACTGTGGGTACGACGGATGTGAATTGAAGGCTTCATGCCACGCCTTATGAGCAACGACATATTCGACAGGTGTTAATCCGTCGGTGATGAAGAAATGCTTCGCTCCGATGGACTGACACAGGCGCCATGAAGTCTCGCGCAGCCACTCATCGCTCACCGTTTTTGCCGAGACACCACGGATTAGAAGTTCTGCATCAATGCCCATGTTTTTACCTTTAGTTACAATGTGTTGTGGGTTTCGGCCATCCGCTCACTCATCGCGTAACCCCTCCAACGTGCGCGCACCGACCATCGCGAGCATCAACACCGTCGTGACAATCAGCAGGCCGATGAATATCCACGTCATGACTTCATGATCCGCGCCAACCGCGCCTTCGATAGCCAAGGCAGGCAATGCGCCTCGAAATGGATCCACACCGACAGGCAGTCCTTTCATGCTCGTCAGACCATGCCCTGAAGGCTTCCTATAGCCTCTCCACGGCCAGCACGTCTCAGGGGCGCCCATCTCAACCTTGGTCCAGAAGTCGCCGGTAAAACGCTCCGTGGTGAGCTTCCCGGTGCGATGCAGGCGCATGTAGTGGCGCGAGCACAGGCCTTTGCACTGGATCGGCCGTTCGCATCCTTCGACGCTGCATTTCATGCTTGCACCCTCGGTACGATCTTGCTACCCACCGGCCACATCAACCCCAACCGCTCCTGCACCAACTCCCACAGCTCTTTCTGTGTTGGATAGCTCTCGGCCCACGCTTTGCTGCCGTCCGAGATGGCAACCAGGCATCGGGGCCCAATGACGCGCCGTTGCTCGATGGTCCAGTCGCCCTGATGGTGACCGCGGCACAGCGGCAGCGTCCACCAGTCCCCCATACGTCTGCCGCCAGACAGGATGTGGTGACATTCCTGGGCGACGCACGGGATATCCAGCCACGCGCACGCAATGCATCCCAGACGCATCATTCGTTCGACTCGTAGCTGTTCCATCCTGTTCATGCTGCAAACTCCAACACTTGGTTAGCCACATCGCGCAACTGTCGTTCCGTCCAACTCTTGCAGACCTTGCCGTTGAACACCTTGGCGAGCAGTACCTGAATCGTGGCGTCGTAGAGCTTGGTGAAGGTTTCCTCATTCATGTTAGCCCAGGCGATGGAAGCAGCTTCGATCCGCACCTCACCCTTGAGATTCACGACCGGGTCGTAGTAACCCGCGAGGATCGTTACGTCCTTGCGAAAGCGCAGGAACGCAGGCCGCACCGGCTGACCTTTGAACTCCAGCGTTTCGGCAGCTTCGGCCCAATAGCCGTAGGCCATTTCAACCAACGCGAACCATTTCTTGAAGAACGCACCGTTGCGCATCTCCCGGGGCTCTACAAGGATGGTTGCGCCAAGCTTTTTCTTGCTCAGCCACTGGGCGGCCTCCTCACACGCAGAGACCAACCCTGTCGAGCCCTTTTGGAAAAGGAGTTCCATCACCCACCGTGAACGCGTTCAGCGTCCAGCGCCGTGATCTTCTTGAAATTCTTCTTCGTGATGATGTCGCGTTTGGCGAGTTCATCGAGCACGCAAATGTACAATTCATGGTGCTTGTTCAGCTCGGCGGCCACCTCGCGCATTTCTGCCGCGATCTCGTGCTCTTCCTTGTCCTGATCCAGAATCGACTTGATGTCATCGACCCACTTATCACGCAGGGTCATATCAACGTCGGACAGATCGCCTCTCGGGTCCATCTTCCCGATCTGCACTTGGGATGTGACATCGATGATCCGCTCAGCCTCGTCTTGGTCGTAGACTCCAACAAACCCGAACGCGAGTCGAGCCGCCTGAATCAGCGCTTTATGCCTCAGCATCCGGCGCGGATGAGATTTCCACGGACCCACATCCCGGTACACCTCATCGAAGTATTCTTTGACGCACGTCGGGTGACTGCGGTCCTTGCGGTGGATGCGGCACTCGATCCACGCTGGGATGCTCTTGCTGTTGAGATCGCCCTCGATGAAGTCGAGACCGTCGAGTTGCGGGTGGGAATTGATGATCCGCGACCATCCGTCTACACCAACGACCGGGACAATGCCGCCCCCCTGCGCGGGGAAGGCATAAATCTCCTTGGTCCACGGATTCAGGTCGTATTGATCGGCCACGACCAATAGAGCCATCATCTGCTCGTTGCTGACCTCACCCTTAAAGGCTGTGGCCTTGAGCGTGAACATCATCTTTTCGGGATCAACGCCGTACTTGCCGGCCATGCGGACAAGCACAGAAGTTGAACTCGTTACTCGCGGAACAGTTACTACAGCGTTCACTCGTATTCCTCCTCGAATTCGGTTTCTTCGTCCATGGCAAAGACATCCTCAATCAGGTCAATGCTCCCAAGATCCTGCGCATCGTAAGCGTCCGCGCAATCCAAATGCGCATAGTCGTGTTTGACGATCGCATGCGGTGCGTGGATATCCACGGAGCATTTGCAGATGCAACAGATCGCCGCGGCGCGCACTTGCATGTCCATGTCATTCCCCTTGCCTACGCGCCATCGACGGTAGATTCATGCGCCAATCGCCTGTGCGCTCACAGCAGATGGACGGTGGCGGCAACCTGCGCTTGGGCGGGTTCGTCCTCAGATGCGCGGCGATGAACTGACACAACCATAGGATCGCGATCGTCCACAGGCCGAAGTCCATGAAGGCGTGCGACATGCTCACTGCAGTCGTGCCTCTGTCATGGCCTTCAACTGCAGCGCCGTCTGCAGGAACAACATCGCATCCGCCTGCAGCGCTTTGGAGTGTTCGCCGGCCAGCGTGCGCAACTCGATGTCGATGCGAAGGCGCGTGAGTTCGCCGGCCAAGTACGTGCGGCTGGAGAAGACGGTCACGGCTTCGCTCCACGCGCGATGCGGTCGATGATCGAATAATATTCTCGGCTGAATTGAAGCCAATCCTCGGGGAAACGATCGAGATGTTTCCGTGGCTCTAGGAAAGTTGCCGGATTCTCGAACTCCCCCACGAAGGGACCATAGCCCGTTCGTTGTTCTGTCAATCGCAGTGCCATCAACGCCAGTCCACCCATGGGAGGGACTCGGTTGACGAAGTAGACAGGCTCTTTCATGACTGGCCCTCCGCTTTGGCGATGGCCGCTCTGGATGCGACAACACAGGCAGGCCATCCGTAGTCCTTCGATCCGGCATTGCCGGACAACTCGGTTTCGGTCATCAGCAGTTTCAGTGCGGCCAGCAGGTCCGGCGCAGCGGCGATCAGGCGAGCGTTGGCAAGCAGCTCGTGGGAAATCGTCGTCTGCTGATCCGGTGCAACACCATCGACGTACACACATGCGTGTGTAGTGTCGCGGGAGCCGTGGCTAGGGAAGGGGCCAATCTTGTGGCAACTGCCGATCGATGTCCGAACAGTGTCCAGCGTCCACGGTCCCGGTGTATGACTCACGACTTCGCTCCCGTGTTGGCAGACAAGGTTGGTTTGTACTGCGGGAATGCTTTCGCGAAGATCTTCTCCGCTTCAGCGATCCCCGCGTTGAAGCCTTCCCGATACCCGGCCGTATGCCCCGCACTGAAGGCGCCAGCCATGGCCTTGGTCTGTGCCTGCAGGATCTCGCGTAACTCGCTCATGTCAGCTCCCGTGGATGGAGGCCCCGCGACGCAAATCGCCCGCCCGGTCCTGACGAATCTTGTTGCGGTTGTTCACGTTGCGAGGCCATGGGAGAGACGTTATCACTCTCAGTGGTACACGTCAACACCAATAGTGATATCAGGAGCGAAAAAAAGGCCGACGGTCAGTGAGCGGGCTTTTTTGTGGCTTTGCGGGAGGATGTTGGTTGCGGCGCAAAACGTGGGCGTCTTGAGGTTTCTTGAAGTCTGAACAGCTCGTCCGCGCGCTTGAGCAACTCCCCGCGATTGGCATCGTCGAGGGCTTCCCAGAACTGAATCAGCGACCGGAACTCGGTGTCCATGTCACTCCATGGCCTCTGCGGGCCTTCCCCTTGGAGTAGGTAAATCACGCTCATCTGGGCGTACTGCGCCATTGCTAGCGCGGTCTCCACCCCAGGCAACTTATCCCCTGTTTTGATCGCTGAGACCATAGTCTGACCCACGCCGATGGCCTTGCCAATCACTGTTTGATCATACGGATCGGGAAAGGCCGGCTTGCGGACGTCGGTGAGCGCATCCCAGAAGCGTGACCACAGAGGACTTGTTTTCGCAGGTTTCGGCACGGCTTTAGTTTGCCGTGCATTCAAATCACTTTGAGTGGTTGCCACGTAATCACCAATAGTGGTATAAGCGATTGATGAATCGCATAGAAGCGTTACGCAAGGCCATTGACAATGCCGGCGGCCAGACCGCCCTGGCTCGAGCTTTGGGGCTGAAGTCCCAAGGGTCCATCTCCAATTGGCTGCTCCGCGATAAGCGGGTGCCTGCCGAGCGGGTGCTGGAAGTAGAGCGCGCCACGGGCGTCTCTCGTCACGATTTGCGTCCTGACCTGTATCCGCGCGAACCGCCGGTAGTACAGCAGTTCGCCGCGTCGGCTTAGTTATTCTTGTGCCATCCACTGTGCCATACCGCACACAGCCGCACGGCGCGATTCGACTTAACGCGGCATTCATAGAGTTCTATGCGCCCGTCCATACGCTGAGCTCCTCTCGGCGTGCTCCCTACGGAGCCGGGCGCTCCTTATGACCGAAGTATCCGAATTGCCGCTGCACGGGAACCAGTCGTTGTGCCGCGCGTGCGGGCAGTACTTCAAGAGTGTGTTCGCGTTCGAGAAACATCGGACTGGCACGTTCCGTCCGATGACTCGACGGTGCCGCACTGCCGAAGAGATGAGGGTAGTGGGCATGGTGCTGCGTGGTCGGTTCTGGATCAGCGCAGAACGGAGTTTCGCCTTCGGCGACTGCCCTGCGGTTTCCCCAAATGAAAAACCCCCGGAGGCGGAAGACCATCCGGGGGTTCTGTGATCGTCTATCACATGCAACGTGTCGATAGACAGTATCTATCAGTTTCGATCGGACTTCAAGGTGACGACCGGAATACGTTGGTGAACGGCCATTCCGTTCCTGTCGATGGAGCTAGGTAACTAGATCGCCAAAGGCTGAATTCCAGGCTCTGCTGACCACTTGCATCCTGGTCTGATATGGGGACGGCCTAGTACCCGGTGATAGCACCAAGAGGGGAAAGGGGTTCTGTGTGGGCGAGAGGTTTTAGATGAGCCGATGCCTATTCTGTGGAGAACAGATTGAATGGCGACACCAAATTCCGTACTCAGGCGAGGTTGATCACCGTGAGATCTGTGCAGGCATGGTTAGACCCACGCGCGAGAAGGTCCGCGCCGCCAATCACGAGGCGCGCGTCAATGAGTTTCTGCGCAAGTCATCCAATGCAACTTCCCAGAACGGAAGTAGGGCGCACGGCAAGCCCGCACGCTCGAAGCGTTCCGGGTAGGCCAGGATCAGGTGCAGAAGGGCGCTCATACGTACGGGGAAAGCAAGATTCATGCGCATAAAATACCACATGGTCAAAAAGTGAGCACTCCCAAAGGCTACTTCGATCGCACTCCGACCGTCCACGGGCACGATGAAATGATGGCGCGGCTGGAGCAGCGGGTCGCTGGGGCGAAGGGACCTCAGCAACGGGGGGTGACGCAACTGAGCCAGTTGGACAACGAAGCGTGGCTCGCCAAACGCATGTTGGACCATTGCGGTTTGGATGTGTTTGACGGGACCACGGATACCAACACGCGAAAAGAACGATTCCGAGAAGCCATTAAAACAAGCGGCCTGGAGTGCGTCATCATTGGGGCGAAGGATCGCAAGCCGGTTGACTGGCGCGCGGCGTTTGAATCGCTGTACAACGAGCCGCTGTAATGTTTTTCCTTGGGGGAACCGCATGATCACACTCGAGCTGCCCGAGCCGATCCTCTCGCGCAACGTCATGGACAAACTCCACTGGGCGCGTCGCTATCGCATGCGGGGTACCTGGCAGTGGCTGGTGAAAGCGGCCGTACTCGAAGCCCACGTGAAGGTGGTGACGGTGCCGCACGGATATTTGACCATCGAGCGCATCAGTCCGCGCAAACTCGACCCGGATAACTTCTGCGGGGGGTGCAAATTGCTCCAAGATGCGCTCGTGAGCGAAGGCTTTTTCGTGGACGATGACGCAACGCACTTGACCACGACCTACATCCAGAGCATTGGTAAACCTGCTCGCACCGTCGTGCGTATTGGTGAAGCGGCGCGCGTGCCGGGATGAATCGCTGGTATGTCATTCGCACCAAGGCGGGGTGTGAAGCCCTCGCGGAGGAGCGGCTGCAGGATCAGGATTACCTCGTATACTGTCCGCGTCTGATTATCCGTCGCCGGCGGTTTGGACGAAGAATTCAGGCGGTCTCGCCACTCTTCCCGCAGTATCTATTCCTGCAGCTCGCGGTCGGTATCCAGAACCTCGCGCCGGCGAAGTCCACCAAAGGCGTGTTGGGCCTCGTACGTTTCGGCGAGGAGTACGCCGTGGTGCCCCAGCCTGTCATAGACGGCCTACGACAGTACGAAGATCCGGCCGTACAGTTACGTCGCATCGAAGACCCTTTGAAGCCCCAGTGCCGCGTACGCATTACCGGCGGGGCATTCAATCACTGGCAGGGGATTTTCCTCAACGAGTCATCGGATGACCGGGTAACCATATTGCTGAACATCTTGGGCCGGGATACTCCCGTATCGCTGTCGGGAGGGCTTGTTGAGCTATGCGCTTGAGTGCTATAACCCACTGATGTGAGCTGGTCTCACAGGCGGCAGCGTCCGCCAAAGCTCATCCCGAGCTGATTCCTCCGTTTCCCCACGGTCGATTTCCCGCCATCGCGGGCTTTCTCTTTTTCTGGAGTCTCCCATGTCTGTGACCAACCCGGTTACGGCGAGTTTTACCGCGCCCGCCACCTTCGAGGATGGCACCGCCATCCCGGTCGGGACTATCACGAAGTACCAATATGGTTTCGGTCAGGTGTCGGGCACCTACACCCTCGTGGTGGACGACGCCGACCTCACGGTGACTGCGGGTAAGCAGACCGGAGCTCTGCCCAGCAATCTCGCGATCGGCAACTGGTTCGCCGCTGCTCGAGCGGTGACCAAGGATGGTGCGGTCGCCAAGTGGGGTAACGAGTTCGCATTCGCCATCGCCGCGAAGGTGCCGGGGCCCGTCTCGGATTTTATGCTTGCCTGATGCTGTGGATTCGGTACTGGCTCAGGCGCGGCCCGAAACCGACGTGTCGGCTGTAAATGGCCACTCCCCGTGCGATCACTGACATGCAGCTGACGGCCGTCCGTACCCTCACGGGTATCCTCGCCGCCCCCCAGCTGCAAGCCTCTGTGAGCGGCTCCACGGCGACATTGAGCTGGACCCCTCCCATCCCCACCGGTCAGTCCGTGATCGCCGGCTACCGGCTCTACAAGGGCCCCACCGCCGGCGGTCCCTTCACCCTCATCACGACCACGACGGCGACCAGCCTTCCGGACACCCTGCCGGGTACGCAGTTCTACCGGGTTGAGGCCTTCGACCAGTACCAGACCGGCAATACCTCCGCGGTTGTGGGCTGCAGTCCGGCGACCGGTCAACCGGTGAAGTGGCATCCCGGCCACTACATGGGGTCTAACAACATCAACGGGAGCGTGACCCGAGGCAACGGGCGTAACCAGAACGAGATGAACATCCTGGCCGCCTCGGGGCCCAATGTCCTGGGATACCAGACGATCTACACGTGGGACGTCTGCGAGCTCTCGGACGGCGGCTATGACTTCGCCAACATCATCGAGGATTTCAATTACCTGCAGTCGGTCGCGCCGGGTAAGCGTTTTGGACCCATGATCTGGTGCGAGAAGTTCAGCGGTACCGGAGCAACAGGACTGGGAACCCCGGCCTACATCCTGAACAACTCCATCTACGGACCCGGTTCGGATGGGGTTCACTTCGGCTACTGGAATCAGGACTTCGGCGCCGGTCAGTCGGGAGCCTGTGCGGCGATCTGGCGCACCAACGTCAACGACCGCTATACGCGGATGTTCGAGCATCTGGCCACGACCTCGTTCGTCACGACCTCCGGTCCCTATGCGGGACAGACCTTCACATTCGATACCCATCCGCTGATTGAGTTCATTTTTAACCAGGAAACCTCCCTCAACCTGCAGGCGGGTTCTGACTACAACAGCACCAATTTCGCCAACAACTTCAACACCCAGGTCAACCGGATGGTGGCGGCGTTCCCCCATACCTTGGTGGGACCGCAGATCAACTTCGTCATTGCCAACGCGCTCACGATCAATGGGATTGTGGACAACCTGGCGGTGGCCGGTCCGGCAGTGGCGATGTCGAGTCCGGATGTCTACCCCACGGCCGCCGGTGGTTTTCCCACCATCGCCCAGAACGTCTACATGGGCAATCGGTGGAATGGTTCGGGCTTTACGCCCGGCGGAACCGATTATCGCAACAGCATTCCCTGCATCGGCTTTGCGCAACAAGCCACCTACACGCATTTCCCGACCAAGGGACCGGCGGATAACTTCGCATCCGCGCAAACGCTGCGGTGCTCGTATTTCCTATGGACCTACGTATCCGGTACCAACTACGACTGGTCGTCCAAGATTGTCCCGTTCATCAACGCCAATCCGATCACCAATACAGCCTATCCGGCTAATTTCCCGGTGAGTTCGGGTCCGGTTCCCGCAGCGCCCCAGAGCATCAAGCTCTATTCGGATCTGACGCCGACGACGCTGTATGCGATTTGTGATATGCCCGCGCCGAACGGGGGGCCGCAGATCACGCAGTTGGAAGGACTGCTTTCGCCCTCTGGCATAACGGGAGTGCAACCCCGCTTCACGCCTGCGGCCAACAACGGCATTGACATGCAATCGTGTCGCGTGGACTTCTACAACGTCCCCGCAGGTATTGCGCAGACGGTGCAGATCCGCGCCCGAAATTCCAACGGAGCGGGCAATTACTCGGCCGCCTCCAACAGTGTGTCGGCGAGTGCATTCACCGATACCTGGACAGATGGCGCCAACATGCACGTCGTACAGTGTGGGGGCTCACAGGTTGGTTTGTCTTCGTTGTGGCATGACGGCTATTTCGATTTCCAGGTGGTGCGGTATGTGGATCCGGGAGCGGCCACTGTCAATTCTCAAGTGCCTTCCCGTGTTGCACCGGCCTATCCGACTGGATTTGGATTCACCAATCAGCACATGGTGGAGTGCTCGCCGCAGACTGCTGGCCAAGGATTTGGGCTTCTGGTCAACATCCTGCTGCAGAATCCCGCCTTGGGATCCAACGGTATATTCAATCTCGGACCCTACAGTCGGTTCGTGTTCTTCGTCTTTCCCGTGGGTGGGGCCATTCTCATGGGCCCTACGGAGACCACCTACAACATCGAGGGTGTCGTCAGCGCGGTCAATGCCGTCACAGGAGCACTGACCTTTGCCAATCAGACCTTCGGCACCAACACGCTGATTGGAACCAGCACGGGCATGTTCAACCGGGATACGGGAGGATCGTCCGGATACACCTCGAGCGGCGGCACACAGATTGTCTCCAACAACATCGCGGGCCTGCAGGTGTCCGCAGGAAATCGCGTCCTGACGCAGGAAGGGGATGTTCTGGTCGGTAACAACGTCGGCGATTGCGCACCGTATGTGACCTGGCCGACGCCGGGCGTCATGACGCAGAACGCCTGGAATCAGGTTGCACTCTCCTTGGGGCCGTCCGCCATGAACGCGCTCGCCTTCAACAACCACATGCACTACAAGTGGGCGATTGCCTCAGATCACCTGTTTTACGCGCTTAAAACAGGCTTTGCTGCGTGACGATCGCGATTGGGACGATCGGCGCTTTCACGATCGGGACAGGAAACAGAACGCCGGCCTTTGGCGGAACGTATGCGATCGGCGATCTGATTCTATACAACACCGGGCAGTATCAGGGATCTAACACCCTGACTTTCCCGGACAATACCTATACGTTGCTGACGCCGAATGTCAGCTGTAAGCAGGTTCAGGTCTACGGCAAGATTGCGACCTCGACGTCCGAGACGATTCCCACGGTCAATTGGGGCGCGACGGCGCAGGGATTCGCCCAGCTATGCACGTTGACGGGGGTGGATTCGAGTCTGACGAATCTGATCTCCGCCGCCGAACGAATCTCCAACTCGAATGCCAACATTGTGGGGATTGGGTCCACGCGCACGCCGAGTCAGAACAATGCGATCATGTGGTTCCTGGGCGAACGCAATAAGACCTCGACCTCGGATGGCACCAGTTACAGCACGCCGACCAACTGGACCATTGCAGCTCAGAGTCACAACAACGGCACGAATCCGTCGATTGTCGTGGCCTACTGGATTCAAACCACGGCTACAGCGGTGGCCTCCAGTCTGGGATTCAACGGCTCGATTGCAGACGGTAGCGCGCAGTCCATGCAGGCCACCATGATTGCACTCGGCATGGCGTCAGCGGCAGTCATAACACCTACGCGCTCATTGTTGGGCGTTGGTACTTAGGAGCATCCCTTGGTCGATAACGTTGCCATTACTGCCGGGAGCGGAACCACGATCGCTGCCGATGATTTGGGCAGCGGAGTCCTCGCCCAACGGGTCAAGCCGGTTTGGGGCGCGGATGGTACCGGAACCGACACACAGGTAGCCCAGCCGCTGCCCGTGCAAGCGACACTTGAATCAACCCAGATGTCCAATGCCGGCACGATCGTTACGCCGAAATTCGCCGTTATCACCTCGAGCGCCAGTGGCAATACGGCGGTCGTTGCGGCGGATGCGACCCACAAAATCCGCGTCCTGAAATACGCCGTGGTCAGTGCGGGGGCGAACACGGTGAAGTTCCAGAGTGCAACCACGGATATCTGTGGCGCGATGCAGTTTGCCGCTAATGGCGGAATCAGTGAGAGCTATTGTCCCGTGGGACATTTCGAGACCGCCGCCAACCAAGCTTTGAACATCAACCTCGGTAGTGCCCTGGCTGTTGGGGGCTCCCTCGTTTACGTCCTGATCTGACGGAGTTTCCCTCATGCCCGCATCGACTTATCTCGCGAACAAGATCGCGAACCACGTCTATCGCGCGACGAACTACACGAGTCCCGCGGCTGTCTACGGGGCGCTCTTCACCTCGACCGCCTCCCTGGCCGAGATCAAAGCCGGGACACTCACGAATGAGGTGACAGGTGGTTCCTACGCGCGTGTAGCGCTCACCTTCGGGGCTCCCACGGACGGCGATGGCTCCGCGACCACGACCACGTTTCCCACGGCCACGGCCGGCTGGGGCACGATTCGCTATGTGGCGGTCATGGATGCGAGCACGGCGGGCAACGTACTCAGCTATGCGCAGCTGAGCTCCGATGTGACGGTGAATACCTCGAACACGTTCCAGTTCAACAGCGGAGCGCTGGCCGAAACGGTCGATTGATCCATGCTGCTGCTGCTCAGGTCGGTCATTGGTGGCGCCGCGGCAGCCAGTCTCGGCATCACGCTGGGATTGTCCGGTATCGCCGGTACGACGGCGAGTCTCGACGTCAAACTAGGGTTGACGCCGCCTGAATCGATTGAGTTCAACGTCTTTGCCACCCCGGACGTCCATTTAGGCCTCAGTGGCATCTCCAGCGGGTTCATCAGTAACAGCGCGACGCTCAATACGCAGTTGAATCTGCCGGCACTGGGCGGATTCACCGCCTCGCCCACGCTCGGCATCCTCATAGGGCTCTCGGGCACGGTCGGTGGGACGCTCCAGGGCAACGCCAGTGCGGGCATAGCCTGTGGGCTGACCGGTGCGCTGCAGGTGGTGCCAGGGGCCACGCAGACAATCCTATGCGATCTGACGGGTACACCGACCCTCACAGGCGGCACGCTCACTCCCACGGCGAGTGTCGGACTCCTGCTTACGCTTGCTGGACAACCTGTGAGTCTCGACGCCGCCTCCTGCGATCTGACGATGGGACTGACCGCCACCGGTCAATACGCCATTCCCACCTTGGCCACTCAGATGCGCCTCACCTTCAGCGCCGATGAAATCCGTACCTTCTTCCGGAAAGGATGATTATGGAAATGAGGGCGGCTCCGATTCGCGATGAAGGAACCCGGCGGTGTTATCACTCGTCGGTCCCTCGTCCGCCTGCCCGGAAGTTTAATCCGGTGCGCGAGAGGGCGAGTACCCACCGATTTGAATTGGAAATCACCGCTAGACCCCAACGCTGCAGTGCGCTGGGGACTTCGAAGCCGCCAAATTGATTTTACTCCAAACGGAGCCCTAGCATGATCCCCACGCTGAACGAAGGAAGCCGGTGCTTCGTTAAGGCGAAGTTCTACGACAACGCCGAAACCCCTCAGATCGCCAGCTCCTTGAGCTATCGGGTGGACTGCGAAACCACCGGCACCGCGTTGCTCGACTGGACACCCATTACCCCCGCGGCGGTAGTCGAAGTACAGATCGATGCCACCCTGAACGCCATCATTGACTCTTCGAATCCCGTCGAGCGCAAGGTCGTGTCATTTCTCGCGAATGCGGATCCGCCGGAGAATGCATTTACGGGATACCAGCGCTACGACCTCGTCAATCTGCAGGGCGTCTAAAGTAGACCCTTCACACTTCTAAAGTAGACGCGGGTAGATGAAAGGTTTGAAGACGGGCGGTCGCCGCAAGGGCACGCGCAATCGCATCACTGCGGAGCGCGAAGCGGCCGTTGAACACGCCCAGGAGCAGATCACCCAAGCGCTGGGGCCGACGGCCTTTGATGGCGATGCGCACGCCATGCTGATGACCGTTTACAAAGACACCACCCAGCCGCTGGTGCTGCGGATCGATGCGGCGGGTAAAGCGATTGGCTATGAGAAACCCAAGCTCTCGAGTGTCGATGCGCATGTGGATGGAGCCTTAGGCACCTATGCAGCCCAGCCCATCCCCGTCGAGCAGCGCGACAGTGACGCCCTGGAGAGCGCAGCCGGGCCCGCAACTAACGGCCATTCGCCGGGACACGGTTGATGAACTGCTGTACGGCGGGGCCGTATTCGGGGGGAAGAGCGACTTTTTGCTGGGTGATTTTGCGCAGGATGTCCCGCGACCGTATGGCAAGCACTGGCACGGCATTCTGTTCAGGAAGAACTACCCGCAGCTCGAAGATCTCATAGCGCGCTCCAAGGAGATCTATCCACCCTGGTTCCCGGGGGTGAATTGGAGCAATCAGACCAAAACATGGACCTGGCCCAACGGGGCGACTCTGAAGATGCGCTTCATGGAGTCGGACGACGATTGGATGCAGTACTGGGGCCACGCCTATACCTGGATCGGTTGGGACGAACTTGCGCTGTGGGCCAGCATGACGCCCTACCAGCGGATGAAAGCGCGGTTACGCAGTGCCTCGGCGAGTATTCCGAACAAGCGCATTCGCGCTTCTGCCAATCCCGGCGGCCCCGGCCATCACAATGTGCGGGCCTACTGGAAGATCGACGAATATCCGCTGGGTGATCATGTTTTCGAGCCGGACGACGGTTCGGGGATGAAGCGCCTGTTCGTCAAGGCGCGCTTGAAGGACAACAAGATCGGGATTGCCCACGATCCGGGTTATGAGGCTCGCCTTGAAGGCGCCGGATCCCCGACCTTCGTTCGTGCGATCAAGGAAGGCGACTGGAGTGTCATCGAGGGCGCGTTCTTCCCCGAATTCAACGAACGCAAGCACGTCGTTGAACCGCTCACGCTACCGGCTCACTGGACGCGCTTCAGGGCTATGGACTGGGGGTCGTCCAAGCCCTTCAGTGTCGGCTGGTACGCGGTCTCCGACGGTGAGCTGAAACAGTTCCCTCGAGGTGCTTTGATCAAGTACCGCGAGTGGTACGGCATGAAGGACGGCCAACCGAACGTCGGATTGAAGCTCACCGCAGAACAGCTCAGGACGGGCGTCAAGGGCATTGCGGGGCAGAAGGATATCCCCGGCATCGTGGAGCGGGAGAAGGGCGACAAGATCGCCTATGGCGTCATAGACCCGTCCGCCTCTGCTGAGGACGGGGGCCCGAGTATCAAGTCCCGCATGGCGCCAGTGATGTTCAAGGATGGCGATAACAAACGCATCCCAGGCTGGGATCAGCTGCGTGGTCGTTTGGTGGGAGAGGACGGCAGGCCGATGCTGTACTTCTTCAAGACCTGCATCCACACGATTCGCACGCTGCCCATGCTGCAGCACGATTCCACCAAGGCTGAGGACGTGGATACCGATTCCGAGGATCACGCAGGCGATGAAACCCGGTATGCATGCATGTCCCGCCCTTGGATGAGCACGGCCGCCCAGTCATCCAAGCAACCCACCGACAGCTACGCAAAGCTGTTCGAGGAACCCGAGACCAAGGCATGGAAGACAGCGTGATGCAGCTAGCTGGATACGTACTGAGCTAGCTGAATCAGTATCGTTCCACGTGGAACAAAACGACACAATGAGCACCACTCTGAGCAACGTTATTGCTTACGCCCGCGAGCCGGTAGAAATATTGTTGCGCGGGCAGCCTCTATTTCAGTCCGGGCGGCCAAACACGCCCCTTCCAGCCGTGAGGTATCGGATCGGTCTCCGCTGCGGTAACCGCCTGGGCTGGATCAAAGTGGTGGATTGAATGGCCAAGGCTAAGAAAGCCAAGCCGGCTGACAAACTCGATAAGCTGCTGTCCAGCGCGAATGTGGACGAGGCCTATGCGCAGATCGACAGCGGCGATCCCACGCTCGCCCGGCTGGTGTTCAACTTCAATCAGTCCTGCGATACGACCGCCTGTGCCCGCAAGGAATCGGAGTGCTATCGGGATTACTACGATGGCAAGCAATGGAGCTCGGATGAGCTCAAGATCCTGGAGAAGCGCGGCCAGCCCGCCATCACCGACAACCGCATCAAGGACAAGGTGGACTACACCTTGGGCCTCGAGCGCAAGCTCAGGACCGACCCCAAGGCCCAACCCCGAACGCCCGAAGACGACGCGGGCGCGGATGCGGCGACCAGTGCTTTACGATACGTCGCCGAGTGCAATCACTTCGCGCAGACCAAATCGAGCGTCTTCGAGAATCTCGCGATCGAAGGATTCGGGGGTTGCGAGGTCATCGTCGATAATCAGACCTACGCCAAGACGCAGAACAAGAAGGTGCTGATTCGCTACATCCGCTGGGACCGCTTGTACTTCGATGGTCACAGCCTGGCGAAGGACTTCAGCGATTCGCGATACAACGGAATCATCAAATGGATGGACCTGGACGAAGCCAAAGCGGCGTACCCGAAGATGTCGGAGATGTTCGACTTCTTTACCTCCCAGTCCTTCGCTCCCGGCTCCCCGACCTACGACGACAAACCCCGGTGGTTCGATCGCGGACATAAGCGGGTGCAGATCCACGAGCAGTATTTCCGCAAGGGCGACACGTGGCATCGGGCGGTGTTCTCACGCGCCGGATTCATCGAGGAACCCGCGGAATCGGTCTATCTCGACAGCGAGACGGGCAAGAAGGAGTGCCCGCTGATCCTGCAGTCGATGTACGTGGACAAGGAGGGCAACCGGTACGGGATTGTAAAGCGCTACAAGGATCTGCAGGACGAGATCAACAAGCGCAGGAGCAAATCCCTACATCTGCTCTCAGTCAACCAGGCGCTCGCTGAGAAGGGCGCGGTTGAGAACAAGGAGGATGCGCGCAAGGAGCTGTCCCGACCGGATGGTTTCGTCGAATACACCCCCGGGATGAAGCTCGAGGTGCGCGAGAACGCGGATCTGGCCGAAGGGCAGTTCAAGCTGCTGCAGGAAGCGCAGATGGCGCTCTCGGCCACGGGTCCGAACGAAGCGCTTTTGGGTCAAAGCGGGGATATCTCCGGTCGTGCCAAGCAGTTGGACCAGCAGGGCGGGATCATCACCTTAGGGATCCAGGGTGACAGCATCCGCTTCTGGCAAAAGCGGGTGATGACGGCGGCGTACAACCGCATGAAGCAGTTCTGGACGAGTGAGCAGTACATCCGCATCACGGAAGGTGAGAATACGAAGTTCATGCCGCTGAATTCGTCCTACCCGGACAACCATCCGCACGTGCAAAAGGGGATGAAACAACCCGGTGCGCCGATGAACGTCATGGCTGAGATGGAAATGGACATTACCATCGATGAGGCCCCTGAGATTGCGACGGTGCAGCAGGAGGACTTCCAGGCGATGGTGAGCCTGGCGGGGGACGCCAAGGTGCAGATCCCTCCGCAGGCACTGATCGAGGCTTCCGGGCTGTCGAGTGCGACCAAGAAGAAGGTTTTGGACGCGATGAGCGGCAAGTTGCCGGATGGGACGGAGATCCCACCTCAAATTCAGCAGATGCTCCAGGCCAAGGAAGCGCAGATCAACCAGATCGCCCAGGCGCAAGCCCAAAAGACCCAGGAGCAGCAACAGACCGAGCAGGACTTGACGCAGCTGAAGGCCCAAGCGCAGTTGCAGCAGGTTCAGTTGAAAGCGCAGATGGATCAATTTCAAGCGCAGCAGAAAGCGTTCCAAGCCGAACAGGCCGCGAAGCAACTGGAATCACAGGCGCAGATGGAAATGCTGAACGCCAAGGAGATCGAGCTGAAGTCGTTGCAGCTGCTCGCCGCGCAGAACCTGAAAGCCACGCAGGATGCGGCCAATGCGGTGGTGGACGGGTCAGCGAAGGAAGCGGCTATCAATGTGCTGACCTCGAAGTTGGAAACGCAGCAGCATCAACACGCAGCCGATTTAGCCAAGCGCGATAAACAGATGGCAGATCTGGGAGTTACTCACAACCAGCAGTTGCATCAGGAGCGCGAGAAAGCGCGTGCGGCCACCACAGCACAACAAGAGACGAAGGGTGAGAAGCCCAAGTCCCGCAAGATCACCGTCGAACGTGACTCACAGGGTCGCGTGAGCGGCGCGACCGTCAACTAGGAATATCGAAGATATGAGCGCCTCGAATGCAGCCGAATCCGCGTTTTTACTGCTCATCTTCAATAACACCAACATGGCGAATGTCGGTGATGCCACCGGACTGCGAGGCTCGAGCACGGCAGGATCCCTGTTCATCGCGTTGCATACCGCGGATCCGGGTGAGGCAGGCGATCAGACCACGAGCGAGGCTACGTACACCGGCTATGCTCGGGTTGCAGTAGCACGATCGAGTGCCGGATTCACGGTTTCGGGCACCACACAGGTGGCCAATGCCGCGGCAGTCACCTTTGGCGCCTGCACGGCCGGTTCCAGCACCTGTACCTATTTCTCCGTGGGAGTAGCCACTTCAGGCGCGAGCGTCATTATTGCCAGCGGTGCGCTGACGGCTTCTCTTGCGGTGACCGCAGGCATCACTCCTTCCTATGCGATAGGTGCGCTCGTAGTCACGCTGGACTGACGTGACGACGCAAGTTCTCACGACGGCGAGCGTATCGCCCTGGACGTGTCCGGCCGGCGTGACGGCTGTCCAGGTCGAGATCTGGGGCGCGGGAGGCAAAGGCGGCGGACAGACTGCGATCGGAGCCGGGGGTGGGGCAGGCGGTGGCGCCTATGCGAAGCTGAACGCCTTCGCGAGCACGCCCGGCAACACGTATGCCTTTCAGGTTGGGGTCGGCGGCACCACCGCAGGAGTGGCGGGGACTGCGAGCTTCTGGGTCAATTCCAGCACGCTCAATGCCAATGGCGGCGGCGCGCCGGGAACGAACAATCCCACCGGATCCGCGGGGGGTGCTGACGGCAGTACCGGGGATGTGCACTTCGGCGGCGGTGCGGGTGCCAACGGTTCCGGCACCACTGCGGGCGGCGGTGGGGAAGGCGCAGACGGGACGGGCGCGGGGAATAATGCAGTTGCCTCCGCGGGCGGTACAGGACGCGCCAATGGGGGCGATGGCGGAGCGGGCCGCTCCGGTACCACGGGCGCAGGCTTACCGGGCGTCATTCCCGGCGG